AAGATAAGGTACGAGAAAATGGAAAGAGTTACTAGAAAAATTGTACAATACCTAGAAGACATGGAAAAGAAAGCTAAACAAATGAGCTTTACTAAAAATTTAAAGAAAGAAGTAGAAACTGGCAAGCATGGTACACAAAAATATGTATTAAAGCAAGGGCCTAACAAAGGTAAAACAATATGACAGAGTTAATAGTGGCTTTACTTATGATTGTACACGGAGAGATTAAGGAAGCGCGTATACAACCGTCAATGTCAGAGTGTTTGAAAGGTAAACGTATTGCTAAACGTGAATCTAAGTCGCACATAAAATATCAGTGCATAAAATCTAAAGCAGAATTAGAGGAAAATATAGATGGATCTTTGTCTATAAAAAAGTTAATATTAGAGTAATGAAAATACAGGCAGAAATTGTTAATGGTAAATGTCCAACTTGTAACGAGATCACTATGTTAGTGGGGCTTACACCAGAACTTTTTAGATGTATGAACTGCGGTGCAGATTTACATCAACATGTAAATGGTAAAATAACTTATTTACCTATCATGACTACACCTAATGATGGCGCTACACCCTATGTAAAAGAATGGAATAATGAATAATGGCTAAAAAAGCAAAAGCAGGGTTATCCACAGCACCTCGTGATAAACCTAAGAAACGGCCTGGACGTCACACAAAATCATTAAATAAACACAAAAAAAGACAGATGAAACATAACGGTAGACCTTGACAATATCCTAAAATATCCTACATTGTAAATATGAAAGAAAAAAAACTAATAATAACAAGTAAAGATATAACTCAAAAACAATGGTCTAATTTAATTTTAGAATTAAACCTAATTAAAAAAGCATGGTCCTCTTATGCAACAATAGAGTTGCAAGGTGCAGGTGTAAGAAAGATCATAGCTCACGGAACACGGAACTTTGATTCTAAAGTAATGGAAGATGAATAGTGGATCTGATAATTTTCAACGACGGACTTTATCAATTAATTCCTGTGTCAAAAACGATGATGGAACATATACATTTATCGGTACCAGTAGGCTGCATGGAACTGTGCGAGATACTAAGGCTAAAGCTAAGCGGCTACGCAAACACATTAAACCTACACATCATGAATGATGGTAGTGGTAATTTTGTTGGCTGTGTTTGTGGTTAGATAATTTTATCAGGCTCACATGAAAACTTAGTGTAAGCTTTCATACTGTTGTTCCATTCAGGATCAAATCCTGCCATAAGTTTATGTGAGTATTCATAGCCATAAACTATGCAGCTACTATAATCATCAAACAATACTGTTGGTGTAGGTATAATCTTGCATTGATTAGCTGCAAGCTCACTACATAAAACCATTAATAAAACAAATTTAACCATTGACAAATCCTTTTAAACATCCTATATATTGCTCACAATTAAATGAAAGGTAAGTCAAATGACTGATATAACTAAATATAGAAATGTTTCGTTAACACATGAAACATATAAGACATTGATAAGTTTGTCTAAGGTATTATTGCCTGATGCACAATTATCTATAAGTAAAACCATTGAATCAATTGCAAATGAGAAAGCGAAGAAATTAAATGGAAAATTCAAAAAAGCGTAAACACTCTGCAATATGTCCAGACTGTAATGGGAATGGATATGTTCAGTGTCACATAGAAGAAGGTAGAGAACACATCGTATTGCAATGTAATACTTGTGACTCGGAAGGGGAGATATATGTGGATGAGTCCGAAGTTGTTGAGTTTTATCTTGATGATGATCCTCCTACAAGTAATGCTCGTAAGCTGCACTAAAGATTTAAGTTTTGATCCGACAACATCAGTTCTAAAATGGGCCATAACTAAAGATAAGAAAAATGGCTCACAGTAAACATATAAAAGGCGATCGTGCTGAACTGATTGCTGCTGAGTTTTTTATTAGTCTAGGCTATCTGGTATGTAGGAACATGTCACAACATGGGCCAGTAGATTTAGTCTTGATTGATGAAGAAGATCCAACTGAGATTATATTAATAGATGTAAAGGCTATTAGTTTACGTACAAAGAATGGTTATAAAGTAAATAGAGTACCAAATAAAAAACAAAAAGACTTAGGTGTAAAATTAATTTTTGTAGATTTAGATACAAAAGAAGTTTTAGATGTTATGCCTACTAAAAGAAAATTTAAAAGGAAAGGAATAATATTATAATGTTTGATAAATATATATACAATGGACTACATTTTATTATGAAATGGTCAGGACAAATTAATTCTTGGGCCTGGCGTAAGCATGCTAGAATACTTAGAGCCAAACAAAAGATACAGATGGATAAGTTAACCAGAGATCAAGAGAACAGTGCGTATCTGGAGGAGTTAAAAAGAAAACTATGAATTTTATAAATGAACTAAGATTTAAGTGTGAGATATTATGGATAGATCATTCACGTAAAATTTGTTTTGGTTTAGGTCTTATGTTAGGATTGTGGTTGTTATGGTAACTAAAAAAGAATTTAATAATAGTATTAAGAAAGCTAAAGACTGGGATGGTAAATCTAGACCTAGTAATGATACGTATCGTGATAATTGGGATAGGATTTTTGGTGAGCAACGTGACTTAGATGAAAGTTACAGGCAGTCTAAACGTAATAAAGCGGAACGAACTAAAGATATTATTGATACTGTTACGAGTAATGACAAGAAAGCTGATTTAGTTAACACGATTATAGAACGTAAACGGGCCGAGATGCATGATAAAAAAAAGTAGTAAATACAACTATATCCAAGGCAAACAGCTCACGGACCCCGGATCAGGGACCAGGGTTTATGACATAGATAATTATAGACTTCCTAGTGTGACTACGATATTAGGCGCTACAAAAAACCAAGATTTTATAAAAAAGTGGAAGGCTAAAGTAGGTGAACAAGAGGCAGACAGAATCAAAAACCATTCTAGTAATAGGGGGACAGCTATGCACAAATTCCTGGAGCACTATGTCCTTGGGACTAACATCGTTGATCTTACAAGGATTGGACAAGAGGCGCGTCCCATGGCCGACAAAATTATTGAGGTGGGTCTTGCACCTGTGGAAGAGTATTATGGTTCTGAAGTTACGCTTCACTATCCAGGTTTATACGCGGGCTCAACAGATCTTGTATGTTTACATAATGGTATGGAAACTATTGCTGACTTCAAACAAAGTAATCGTCCGAAAAAAGAAGAATGGATTGAAGACTATTACATGCAGATTGCAGCATACGCCATGGCCCATGACTACGTCTACGGATCAAAGATTAGGCAAGGAGTTATCATGGTATGCACGCCTGACTTATATTACCAAGAGTTTAAAACTGAAGGACTTGCGTTAAGACAATGGAAGCATAAGTTTTTAAAAAGATTAGACATGTACAATGAGCTAATACACGACGAAAAAGAAAGAACCAAACCAATGAAAGCGGAGGATTTTAAATGAGTTCACAAAGAGAAAAATGGATAACTATAAAAAATGGTAATATCGTAGAGCATTCAGAAAATGATAGTTATGCTTTACTGCGAAGAGGATTTGAAGCAGATGACAGAATTATTATGTCTGTGGAAGAAGCTAGAGAAAAAGGAGTCTACAAAGATATAATAAAACAATGCGAAGAATCTGAAACTGATTGGAAGAAACAATTAATAAGGAGTAATTAATGAACGATAAACTATTTAGAACCATTCTAAAAAGATATGAAGCAGCTATTGAAGATGCTAACTACAAAATTGAAATAATTTGTGAACGAAATTTAGTTATACCAGAACACATAGATATAACTGGTGAGATTGACAAACTATTACAAATTATTGCAGAAGCTGAAGATAAGCTATCTGTAATGAGAAAATATTACGGAAAAAAACAAGATAAATAGTGTGATAATTATGTCACAAATGTGTTGTATTTATGTCACAAGAGGTGTCGCATTGGGTGTCGGCAGGGTGTCGGCAGGGTGTCGGCGGTGTCGGCATTTAGATTAAAAGTGCGTCAGAAGTGTACAACAATGTGTCTAAAATGTGTCCAAGTCACAAAATTGCCACAAAACACCGACACCTGCGACCCCTGTGCGACCCCCTTGCGACCCCCCCCCTGTCGGCTTTTTTATGGCGAATAAGCCGCTGATACCAGGGGTTCTAAGAGATAAGTTACGTTTATTTACCATTGCCGACACCTAAATATATTTTTAGCGCAATTTTAAAAAAAATAAAAAAAATACTCTGTTAGGGGTCGCACTTTTTTGATACACACAAAATATGAAATCCAAAAAGAAATCTAGACACTTAAACACCTATGCTAAACCTAAACTTGTAAAACAACGAGTTAAGTTTCCATACAGTAGATATAAAATAGACTGGTGTGATATCGTCACCGAGGGTGGCTGGGGTAGTGAAAGAGAATTTAGTAATATGAAATTAGCAACACCTGTAAGTGAAGGTTACCTATTTAGTAAAGATGATAAAACTGTAAAAATATTTGCTGGTTATGATATCGATGATGATGGTACGATTACTTTTTCGGAGCGATCGGTGTTTCCAACTTCTTGTGTTTTGAAGATGACGAAACTTCATTAGATGTCTGCTCTTCGACCACTTCTTGACTCTCCCCTTCAACAACATCAGCACCTAAAAGAGGTGCGTAATCTTCTAGTATTTGTTTCATTTTGGCTTCTAGCTGGTCCTCTGATAGTTCTTCTAGTTTGCCATGCTTTATTATTTTTCTGTCTATATATAACCCTGCTGCTTTGCCTCGGTTCGTTTCAGCATTTACAGCTGATGAGAAAGATCCTTTCTTCAAAGCCATCTGTTTAATTCTATCTAGTTCTGCAATGTGTCCTTCGTAAGACACTTCAAATTTTTTCATTCTTTCCTCTTTGAGTCCACCTACATATTGTACTACTAATGGTGATAGCCTTGGGTTTAATAGTTCTGACCCTTCTTGCCTACATCTTTTCTTACTGTAGCCGGCAAGTTCTGCTGCCTCTGATTGAGACACAGGTCCATCTGGTCCGCCGAATACTATAAATTCGGCAAATCTTTTTTGCATTTCTGTTAATCTTTTTGGTACACCCATAATAAGTAGCCATGATTGAGTTTAGTTCAAACTGGCTACACTTGACATTTTAAGGTAACTATCCTATATTGTCAATATGAAAGATGAAGACAAAACATACGAAAACGAAGTAGCAGTTGAACCTATGGATGTTGTAATTGGTAATTACAAAAAAGAATTACATGCAATGCAAAAATATAAATCTGAAGCCATCATGTTAGAAAATCAACTTAAAGGTACTAAGGCAATTATAGAAGATTTTGCTAAAGCGATTAAACAATTAAAAGAACATAATCTTACTCAAGCTAAAGAAATTGATAGACTTAATGAGTATGTTCAGATATTAGAAATGGAAAAGAAAAACTAATTAAATGTTAGTCCACGACTTACAAAATTTCCTGTCTAAGTTTACTGAGGGATCTAAAAAAGGATCAAATGGTAATGCCTTATCTCACGCAAAATTGTACGTTGAAAAAGACGGATATTTGGAAGAGATAAAAAGAATGGAAATACACGAGAGTAATATTATAGGAAAACCTGGTCACAGGTTGGTTCTAAAAACTCAAAAAGAAAAGGTATTTAAGCTCGAAGATAGTCTCAAAAAAGACTACTAATGCGTGGCTTGGTTACTCTGAAAAACCTATGGGTCCAGAGGCAAAATTATACAAAAAAATTAAGTCTGCGTGGCCTCAATTTTCGTTCAATAGACTTGAGAATTCCAGCTTACTTGGCACTCCTGATTTATTGGTCTGTAATAATTCTGGGCACTTTTTCACTATAGAATTAAAAGTTACAAAAGGTAAAAAATTAAAGTTCAGTCCGCATCAAATTGCGTTCCATTATACCCATCCACACAATACATTTATCTTAGCCCAGGCCCTTGGTCCAAGAGCCTTAAATACTTATTCAATGTACAAGGGATCACAGATCATGGAACTTGACGCCTGCGGCTTGGAGCTTGAAGCTTGGCGCCTGGGGCTTGACGCTTGTAGCTTGGCGCTTGCTGAGCTTGGCGCCTGAAGCTTGGAGCTTGCAGCTTGACGCTTGAGGCCCGGATCAAGTGCACGCCAGCACGCGGAGCTACCGCTTTTTTTGGCTAATGACCTGATCCAGATTCCACGCGGGAATTTTTTAGTGTTCACCGTAGCAAACATTTGAAACTGATTTGTCCCAGCAAGCCCTGCAATCTTTGCATTTGTTGCCTTGAGTAGGAGCTGGACAGGTTCGTTGTCCAGGCTTCGTTGTTACAGTTGATGTATGAGGCCAGCTGTTCCCTGCTGCCTGGTCCACCATTGGTATGGAGAACCGGACAACAAGATTGTCAGGAGCTTCAACAATATAATCTTTGGTCCATGCTTCACGTGTTGGCATCCAGTGCTTAACTGAAGGTGTCAACCTGCATACAGCATAAATTCGTCTCAAGTGGTCCAGGTTTTGGACGTCGCCTGAGTCGTGCCATCTAAAGAATTTTACTTTTTTAGAATTAATTTGTGCCGCCATTGCTTCAACCCATTTAGGATTAGTTAATGACCTGAATCTTTTGTATTGTGCATCAATAACATTTTGGAATCTATACCTGCCACGCTCGAAGGCGTAACAGTTAGCGCAAACGCTGCCAGCTACAGCCCGGAGCTTGGTCCCAGTCTTGCACTCATGAGCTGGTGTTGAATATGCAAATCCAGGCATCTTGCCAGGCTTCGATAATGTGTGAGTTATAGCCTCCGCTTCTTTAATTTTCATTGTTTATTCTCCTGTATTTTATAGGATTGTATATCCTTATAATGTTGTCTTGTCAAGCTTGCTGCTTGACTCTTGCAGCTTGCCGCTTGTAGCTTATAACTTGGGCCCTGGTCCACCAGCCAGCGCCAGTGGTTAACCAGGGCCCGAATACTTTCGGACCCTTGTCTTCTACTCACTACAGACGCCCCGCAAATGGGACGTCGTCAGGAAGATCCGGCTTAGGCTCTTCCATATATTTTCTAGACCGCTCCTGATCTTCTTTAACTAAACGAAGCACCTCTTCCAGCGCATCCGCTATTCTCTTCAGTTGTTCATTGTCCATAATATACCTTTCTATATACATCCTATACTATCCTTTACCAGCTGTCAAGCGTTGCTTGCTGCTTGAAGCTTGGCGCTTTTATTTTATTTCATATAAACCCAACGCTGCCCCGTAGCTTGCGGACTCGGCAACGCTGAGTGAAGGCTGCCCCACCAGAAGTTACTTAGCGCGAAGCATTTGGTAAGCTGAATGTGTGCCTTCTTCTAATTCTGATCCCAGATCCACCGGCACAGTTTTCTCTGTGGTTTCCCAGTGGATCAGGGATCAGTAGCAGATTGTCTGTGTTAATCTCTGCTACAAATCTTAAATCAAATATAATGCTTGACTATCCTATTGTCAAGTGATAATTTAAAATTAATTTTAACCAATACAGGAGAAAAAATGCCAGAAAAAAGACTAACATTAAATAGTGAAAAAAGAAAAGCTATTGCAGATGTATTTCAAAATCACTTTGAACAAACAAGTCCAAAGAAAGAACTACATACAAAAGCAATTGCTGATTATAATACTGCTAGAACTAAAATGAAAAGTTTAGCTAAACACATTGGAAGATAACATCAACCACAAGAAGATGTAGATACAATTAGAAGTATGATTGCTAAATATAAATCAAGTG